ATCCATTGATAATCTCCTGTGCTATTTGTTTTTTGTCATTGGGAAACAAGTATTTGAACTCTACGAAGTGGTTTTCATAGCAACATGTGATCTTCTCTCCTTGTGGCTCTAAGCAATAGCAACAGTAGTAAACCTCTGCTTGATCTTCATAGATGGCTTGTAGTTCGTCTTTGATTTTCATTTAGCCTCCAGAACTTTGATGCGTTGCTCTAGTTTGGCAACCAAGGCTTCTAAGACTTTGATGCGATCCAAGAGCATATCTTGGAAGGTAAAGTCAGGCTTGCGGTATGGTGCTTCAACACCAATTGGTTTTCTATTCACATTAACTCCTATCTTAAAAAATGTTAACTTTTCATCGCTCTCACAAATGCGGCATAACTAGCGGCTGTGTCCCCAAAAGGCAACTTAGCCAACTCGACTGCCACCTCTTCTAGCACATCATTGCGCAACAATAGTGGGTCTATGTTGTTTGGCAATGTGCGTAGATTCTCCGTCAAATCCCTGACCAATGCTCTTTGAATACTGCCATCTGTAACGCCAGTAGAAATCTTGCGTTGTTCAGCAAGGTATGCACTATTTCTAATCTGGTCAGTCACATCAAATTCTAGTAAGTCAAACGCCTCGTCAAGTTTGTCGTTCATTCTCTCACCCGTATCGTGTCAACAATGTTTTGCGCTAAATGCTGGTCTTTCACCATGTTGAAGATGATGGAAGCAATAACATCCCGTTCATGTTCAGCACCTAAGTCAAATGCGTTTGCCATGCCTGTGACTGTATTCTCATTACAAGCCGCCATGCGTAAGTGCTGAATCATCTCTTGTTTAGTCATTGTTTTTTTTCCAAATTAGATATTACATTTTCTTCAACAGCCGCCTTTGCTACATCAAAAGCAACAAAAATAAAGGCTACTGGAATCATCAACCATATGATTGGTATCAAAATGAATTTCATACAGCCTCCCATTCCTTGTGCCATTGTGTTGTTATCTCCAACATCTCATCCAATGCTTTGTTCTCGCAATGGTTGTATTGCTTCTTAGTAATGTCGTATGTAATGTGTTTATCGTCCTCGTCAAACACACTAAAGTCAATCTCGTAATCGTCTGAGTGGTCAGCATCGAGTTCATCGCCTGGGGTCAGTATGTCAAAGCATACTAAGCACTCTCCGATGCCCTCCAAGTAGACACAAATCTCATGCTGAAAATCTTTAGGTTTTACCGACATCATTCACTCCTATTAAATTAAGTTTGTTTAGTATTCCATTGCCTGACGAATATCACGAATACGCATTTTCAACAAAGGTGCAAGGTCTTCCTTCGATTGTTTAAGTCTAACAATCTCTGACTCGTAATAACGAATCTTCTCGTCAATGTTGTCTTCTACTGTTGGATTGTGGTCAATGCCTTTAGATAGTCCCAATGTTGCAGGCACATCGTATCGTTCTTGAATCATTAGTCACTCCTTTTTAAGTTGGTAAGAGGATTGTCAAGGATTAAAAAAGGCTTGTGAACTAGGATAAACCCTATGTTGACAAACTATTTTTAAAGGTAGTATTGCCTGTCAAAAGGAGACACACATGGAAATGAAACAACAACATTATGCAATTCTCAAGAGGTTGCAACATGGCGCATCATCCCTCAAACGCTTCACAGACAAAGATGGGGAAGTCGGAAACCAAGGCTTCCATTATCTGCGTTATCTGAACGATCTTCAGAACTTTGGGTATGCGCTAGAGATAGGTGACGTTTGGCACATCACAGGGTTTGGGGTGGCGAAGTTGGCAGAACAAAAGCCAAGGGTAGCCAAGGAAAGAGTGGCGGCTGGAACTACCACAGAAGCCTACGATGGGGCTGATTTGAAGCAAAGTGGTATCAGGGAAGGTGCGTTTGATTTTATGAAATACCCATCAAAGTTTGGGGACAATTTGACATATCCTAGAACATCGGTATAATCCGATCCGTTGTCGTTGCAAACAACAATGTTAAGGCCGCTTAATGAAGCATCTTGCCCATCAGTCCTACTGTTGGGTTGCAACCAAGATGTTTCGCTAAGTGGCTTTTTTCGTTTCTGCAATGACTTCCGTCTGACTCACGATACGTTACCGAGCCTGCATGGGCTGACAAGTCAGGAAACACCGCACACAAGCACACCCCTTGTGAAAAATGCGACCAGCGTTGGTTTGGCGACTGGTAAAGCGATTGGTACATCGGTGGTAAACAAGGCCAATCGTATAAGCGAACAAACCCGTCAAGCGCACTTGGGGCTTTTTGTTATTTCAATGTCAATAGGAGTCAAGATGAACACAATTAAGTCTGGAGCGGGAAGGATAGAAATAGGTTCTATCCACCCTTGGAGAAACTATGCCCGAAAGGATAACAATGTTTGAAGAGTTCTGGAACGCATGGCCTAAAAGCACTAGAAAAGGTGGTAAAGCCCAATGTAAAGCAAAGTGGGACAAACTAAAACTAGACTTACAGGCTGACCAAATCATTAAGCACGTTGAATGGATGAAAACCACCGACCAATGGAAAAAGGGCGATGGTGCGTTTATTCCCTCACCCTTGGTTTACATCAACCAAATGCGGTGGGATGGGGCTGAAATCCCTGATATGACTGTCAATGTCAATGTCAACCTCCGTGATCCTGCCCTAGCAAAGATAGAGGAAGACACAAGAAATGTCGCTCCAATGCCATCTTTTGTCAGGGAATACATAGCAAAGTTGAGGGGAAAATGAATGAGTTGGCTTTATTCGCAGGTGCTGGTGGAGGAATTCTTGGGGGACATCTCCTTGGATGGCGAACAATCTGTGCCGTCGAGTGGGAATCCTATCCCGCAAGCGTTCTGTGCGCCAGGCAAAATGACGGACTTCTCCCGCCTTTCCCGATTTGGGATGACGTTCAAACCTTTGACGGAAAACCTTGGAGAGGAATTGTTGATGTCGTATCGGGAGGCTTTCCATGCCAAGACATCTCAGCCGCTGGAAAAGGAGCGGGAATCGATGGAGAGCGAAGCGGAATGTGGGGAGAAATGGCGAGGATCATTCACGAAGTACGACCCCGATTCGTCTTTGTGGAAAACTCACCAATGCTCACTTCTAGGGGACTTGGACGAGTTCTCGGAGACTTGGCCTCAATGGGGTTTGATGCGAGATGGGGAGTGTTGGGAGCAGCGGACGTTGGAGCAAACCATCAGAGGGACAGGATTTGGATTGTCGCCCGATGGAAAGGCAACCTTCCACCCGCCCAACACGACAGGATTAGATGGTGGGAGCAACAGCAGAAAAGCATTGAAGAAGAAACAAGAGAATTGGCCAACACCCGATGCGAATTGTGGGATGAGGGGAACTCAGGAGATTTGGACACCCAAGAGGAAATCGGGACATCAAGCCCAATATTCAATCAACCAAGCGGTCAGGGATGCGGAGAAAATCAAGTGGCCAACACCCGTGAAATCAGACCATGCGGCAAGAAGACCGAGCAAGGGGTGGCAAGGGAACTCAGATTTGCCGAGTGTGGTGTGGACAGAAACTGGTGGCAGAGAGAACCCGAATTTGTCCCCCGCACAACTCAACGCAACATGGGTGGAGTGGTTGATGGGGTGGCCTCTAGGGTGGACAGACTTAAAGCCATTGGCAACGGACAAGTCCCATTATGTGCCGCAACCGCATGGAGAATCCTAAGTGAATAAACAAGATGCCCACAAAATCCTTGATAGAGTCAAAAATGGAGAGCCAATGTCCATATTTGTCACAACTGAAGCCTTACGATCAACGGGAGACATTTGTGGAGTATTTGACGAATCACTATGCTCTGATGGCAATGCACCCCGCAACGATAGAGCAAGCCCGACTCCGTACCAAGGAGTTGAAGGTAGATTTTCCTACTCTAGGTATCTTGATTGCTGCCCGACTGAAGGAATTACGCAATGAAATGCCCATTGTGCCAAGCCCCGACTGATGTAAAACACACAAAGGATGGTTTACGCACAAGGGAGTGCTTTAATTTGCATCGATTTAGAACACAAGAGGTTGTGGTTTCAGAACCTAAACCAAAGAGAAGATGGAAAATAAGGGATAGGGATTGATATGGTATTCATAGGCGTAGACCCCGCAAGCGCAACGGGTGCGGTAGGTGTTTTAGATTCAGAGGGCAATTACCTTGATTGCTACATGATTGAGCATCAGGACAAGCATATTCGGGCAATGGTGCTTAAAAATGCTTTGCTCAAATCAATCGATCCAAAGGAAGGCGGGGAAATTGCAATTGAAATGTTATATAGCCGACCAGGACAATCAGCATCAGCCATGTGGACATTTGCACGAGCAATTGGAGCAATAACCGCAATATGTGAATTAACCAATTATCCATGCCACATGGTTAGACCACAAGTATGGAAGTCTTTTTATCATATTCACGACAAAGATGATTCGCTCGACATAGCCCGAATGTTTTGGCCTGAAGCCCCGTTAAAGCGAAAAAAGGATAACAACCTAGCCGAAGCCCTTTTAATTGGGGATTATTGGAGACAGCAAGTAATGGGGTTTAGAGATGACAAAGCCAGAGCCAAAACATAACCTAATCAGATTCTCAGAGAAAGAACGGGAGATTATGCGAACTATTGGCGGCGGTAATCTTTCAGAGGGCGCAAGAATCTGCGTAATGTGGGGCGCACATTTTTGGAATTTGGGGCTTAATACTGAGATGGATTTAAACCATATCGGCTTGGTGACTGTTTCGACTACTGACAACTACCCGCACGAATAGCGATTAAAAGCGATTTAAACGGCCTACAAGCGATTATTTTGTGTCGGGCATACATTGGACAACCCCAAGGGCTTACAAGGGCTTAAAAATAGGCAAAGAAAAACCGCCCGAAGGCGGTGGTAAGTGAGTGCTTACTAACTTACCTACTAATCCTTTCCAATGATTCTTCTAAATCATCGCCTACATAATTACAATTTAAGTCTGTATACCAAATTGATCCATCGGTATTTGTCCATTTCCTAAATAAATTATGTTCTGACTTCAGTTCAGTTTCTTTGTAATCAATTTCTAAATTTGTCATGGTTTCACCTTTTATTTGCGTTTTAAGATAATTTGAAGGATTAGAGCAAGGGTCGCATAGATCATGCGGTTGCCTCAATCATTGCAAGGGCATCGGCTTTGCATTGCTCTACCTGAGCAAAATCTAGCCCTTGGGCTATGCTTTCGGCTAGGTCTGAGGCTTGGTTAGCCTTTTCGTCACTTGGTGCGATTAGGGCGAGAATTAGGGCTTTTGTAAGGGCTTGGGTTTGTGTCATTGTTTACCCCTCAGAAGTCATTGCGATAAACAAAACCGCCGTCAACCTCGCCTATAAGTGCGCCTTGGTCTTCTAAGTAAGTTTTGACAATCTCATACTTTTCCCCGCCCAACTCTGCATCTGTTAGGTCAATCGAATAATTCTCGGCTATGTTTTGCCAAGTGTCTTCTGTAAAGTCGCAACAAATGGCGATAACGTCCAATTCCATTTCCTCGCCCGTGTCTTGCTCATATTCGTCGAAGTAATCAAAGAGGATATTTAGACCCTCTTTGGTGAAGTTATCAGGGCGAATTGAGGCAAATTCTCTGTGAAAATCATAAACTGATACTGTCGTTTTCATATATTAACTCCCATTGATAGAAAAACCCTAGTCAATCACTAGGCCATAAACCCCTATTGCTAAGGGTTTACAGTCTCAGAGATTAGGCGGTAAGCAATTGGGCAATTTCTGCCTCTAGTTTGTCAATGCGGGCTTTTACCCGTTCCTTTTGTTTTGGGTCTCTGCTCTGTTTAAAAACTACTTTTTGCCAATAGAGGCTATTTTCTAGGGTTTTAAGGCTATTTGTCATTGCGTCACCCATTATGCGTTTTTGGCTATTGCCGTGAACGCCTTGTAATAATCCATTGCCATGCGGTAATCGTCACAACGGATTTTGTCGTGCAACTCTGTGCCTTTGTAGCATTGAATTAGATAGTAACCAGAGGGAAATAGTTTCTCTAAGGTTGCGTAACCATTGGGAAAGACTTTAATTTTGCTCATGTCGTGACTCCTATTAAATTAAAACGTCAAAGTAAGCAAGGGCTAGGGCTGAAAAGCAAAGACCAAGCAAGATAGAGGCGAAGAGGTCTAAAAGGGTTTGTTTTGTCATTGTGTCACCTCTGATTCTTCCCATGTAATGCTAGAGTCAGTTATGTAACCATTATTATTTTTATGATTGACTTTATGGCGTTCTTGGAAAAAAGCCCGCAAAGCCCATAGCAAACTACTAAGTTTATTTTTGTCTGTATCGACTTCGATTGTGATTTTGTATTTCATTGTGTTTTAACTCCTATTGATGAATGAAAAGCCCCGAAGGGCTAGGGTTTAGATTTTAAAGCGCGCCCTATGCTCAGGCGTGTCTAAAACGGCTTGAACGCGATAATTACTGACAAGTAAGGGGTTGGCCTCAGCCTCAGCCCAAAACCTTTCGCGCAAGGCCTCAGCCTCTGCGTGTGTGTCGAAATGGGCGATAGTCTCCCAACAGTCGAAAGGCAAAGATTGAACTAAAAATAATTGTGCCATCGTGTGAACTCCTATTGAATTGATGAGATGAGAATTTCTTATGCTCTCCTATATACTGTGAGAGAATCGTGCCATATAATTTTGATAAGTTCTAAGTTGTTGATTTTAAACAATAAAGTTAAAACTAGTATTTACCCTAATAAGGGTAAACGCTGCCTATTATTATCACCATGTGAAATATCTACTACCTTTGGTTTCACTATGTGGAATAATCGATATAAGTAGAGGTTATTTAGAGTAGGTGCTTTATGGTGCTAAGAGCATATAAGCATTTCCCGACCGACCAGTCGGTTAATTAATTCAGGGTTTACCCTAACCTGTATGCGCTTACAGTGCTGTGCTTGCTTACAGTAATAGTAACCCTATGCTGTGGTTGCATACAGTTGTATGGGGGGGGAGGGGGTAGTCGTGCTGTGTAATATTTGTGGGAGCCTCCTACCCACAAGAAAAGCCAATTTAGGATATTGCTGTAAAAGACTTGTCCTGTCCGTAAGGACTTGTCCTATTAACTAGTAGTCTTCCCTGTCTTCTTCCCGTCCTTGACTTACGAGTTACGGACGATAGCCTGTAACCCGTATATACAGGTATATCTCAAGAAGAGAGAGCCTCTCGTTTATCCCCTAAGATTAGGGTGACTCGTTAGAGTCCTAGATTACAACCATGTTTGTCAGACAATGGAAGCCTAAGTAACATTGCCCCGTCCACCTTGTCTATGTTGCTTCACAGCATTTAGAGGGCTACTAGAGACTCACCTAGTTCATCACGTTTATCCTACTTGGTCGGCTCAACCGCATAGAGGGGTGGGTCATGCCCCCGTTGTTATAACTATATCAGGGATTACCCTATTGTTCAACAAATAAATCTATACGATAATGAATGAAGGCAACTTCCCTATTGTGGACAAAAGTAATGATTGAAACTAAAAAACCCCGTGGTAGACCAAAAGGTGCTACCAACAAACAGTTCTCCCTTACCAGTTATGCTGATAAGCCTGAACTCATTACTCTACCCAAGACTGAGACTGCTCAACTTAAAGAATTAAAGAATCTCCTGATAAACAGCGCAGGTTCTAGAGTTGTCCACAAAGCGGTAGAAATTGCCATGAATGATGAACACCCTGCCCAACTAGCCGCCATTAAGTTGTGTATGGACAGAATGTTGCCAGTCAGTATGTTTGAGAAAGAAGGCAAGTCCCGTAGTGCTGTAACCATCAACATTACTGGAATAGGCGAGATTTCGCACACCCCCGAAACCATAGATGCTGAAGACATAGAGGATAAAAATGGATAATCTTGTAAAACTTTATGGGATGAGAACTCCCTATAAATCAGAACTTACCTTCTTTAAGGAAAGACCTGAAGTTGCTGGCATGGCGGCTGAAGACAATAAAATCATCTTAAATCCTTTTTCTACGCTTTCTCCTCAAGAGAAGATGGCTGTGGCGAAGAATGAGGCTTTGCGTATCTATATGCGCCAAAACGAGATAAGCCCTAACTTTGATTTAACAGGTTCACAGCAAAAGATGTTTGCAGGTACTGAATATGAAAAAGACCCTGTTTCTGCCAAACAATCTATCTTGGCTAGGATTCTTTCTAATGATCCTTCTGCCAAAGATGCAACCTTAGACCAAACCCTTGAGGCTCAAAAACTTCAAGAACAAATCATGCAAATGATGAAGAAATAATGAGTGATCTGAACTTCTCCCTACTGCCTTGGCAAGAAGAAGTCTTCAAGGATAAGACTAGGTTCAAGGTAATTGCGGCTGGTCGTAGGTGCGGTAAGTCCCGTATGGCGGCAGTCACCCTACTGATTGAAGCATTGAAATGCCCTGCGGGTTCTGCGGTGCTTTATGTTGCGCCTACCAATGGTCAGGCTAGACAGATTATTTGGCAAGTTTTAATGGATTTAGGAAGGGAAGTTATCCAAAATGCCCACATCAACAACCAAGACATCACCACCATCAATGGAGCAACCATCTACGTCCGAGGCGCTGATAGACCCGATACCCTCCGTGGAGTCTCCCTCACCTACGCAGTCCTTGACGAAGTTGCGGACATTAAGCCCGAAGCGTGGGAACAAGTTATCCGAGCCTCCCTCTCCGATAGAAAAGGTAGAGCCATGTTCATCGGAACTCCCAAAGGAAGAAACTGGTTTTACGATCTCTTTAGATTGGGCGAAAGCGAAGAGGATAAGGACTGGAAATCTTGGCACTTCACCACAAAAGACAACCCCCTGATCGACCCTACTGAGATTGAGTCAGCCAAGAAAACCTTGTCTACCTTTGCTTTCAAGCAGGAATACATGGCTAGTTTCACCAATGCTGGTAGCAACATCTTTAAGGAAGAATGGATTAAATACGGGGTTGAGCCTGAGTTTGGCAGTTACTACATAGCCTGTGACTTAGCAGGATTCGAGGAGGTTGCCAAACAAGCGGCTAACTCTAAGAAAAGGCTAGACCAGACGGCTATTGCTGTTGTCAAGGTAACTGATGATGGCAAATGGTTTGTCAAAGAGATTGTCTTTGGGCGTTGGGACATCCGTGAGACTGCGGCAACGATCCTATTGAAGATGCGTGAATACAAGCCTTTGAGTGTGGGAATTGAGAAAGGTGCGCTAAAAAACGCAGTTTTGCCATATCTTTCTGACTTAATGCGTAAAAATAATGTATATTCGCATATAGTTGACTTAACGCATGGCAACAGGAAAAAGGCTGACAGAATTATCTGGAGTCTCCAAGGGCGGTTTGAGCATGG